TAAGAAACCTTGTGCCAGTTGAGAGAGTGGCACACAGGGGGTTGTGGTGCGCCAGGATCCCTGATACATTACATTCGTCCCTGAGAGACAAACCATGTTTGACGAACTCTGGTCTGAAATCCAAGACATGCCTGGTGAAATCTTTGACCTTGACATTCCCGAACTTCGTGATGAGAAGTTCGATGTCAATGAGTACCTGAACGCTAACTACGATTACTGAAATGACTGAAGTTCTCAAAGAGTATCATTTCGATGATGAGCAAATTGACTTTCTGATGCGTATTGTGCGGGACAATGCACAATACGAAGATGATGAAGTTCGTGAGTGGATGGAAGAACTTGCGAATCAAATCGAAGACCAAATTGTAAATCACCCCACCAACGACTGATGACTCTTACTTCCCAACAACTTGACCAACTCGTTGAAAACTACGCCGAGCGTATTGTTGATGAGATGGACACCAAATGTTTGATGCAATTTGTGTACGATACGCTTGTTGAGAGTTTGGCAGGTAAATCTGAAGAAGATGTGCTCGGTGAGATTGCCTATGTGTATGATGAGGATGTTGTCGAAGAATTGATTGAGAGTGTGACAGTTCAGTAAGTGGCACAAGGGGGGTTGCGATTCCCCCCGATCTGGTCCATACTACATTTGTTGAGAGGGAAACCCCCAAATGCGTAAGATTGAATCCCAGATGAATGCTGCCATTCGTGACTCCCGCAATTGGAAGTCTGGCAACACTGAGGTTACCTTTGACGCTGCAACCAATGAGTCGAAAGTGTTTCTTTTCGGCAATCACATTGCTACCATTGGTGACAACTTCGTGCAAATCTTTGACGGTGGATGGCAGTCTGTGACCACCAAATCGCGTCTGAATGCGATTCTTCAAGAGCATGGAATCAAGGGTGAATGTGTGTTTCAAAAAAACTTTAAGTGGTTCGTCCACAAGTTCATCGGGCAGGCAGGAACTTCTCCTGTCTACAATGAATACGATTTCAGCAATGGTTTCATGTTTGCATAAAGAATCGGGGGGCAATATGCTCCCCTTTTTTTATACTCAAGTCGGCTGCCCGTGTGCCAGTTGAGAGAGTGGCACACACCCCCTTGCAATCGGCACCAATCCCTGCAATACTAAAAGCATGAAAAACACCCACCTTGAGCACCCCGAAGATTCTATTCTCACGGGTGACCTTTCTGCCCTGGATTGGTTCGTGAATCCTGGCAACTTGAGCGTCAAGATTGATGGCGCCCCTGCGATTGTCTGGGGTGTGAATCCTGCTAACGGTGAGTTCTTTGTAGGAACCAAAGCAGTCTTTAACAAGAAAAAGATTCGTATTGCTCACAATCATGAAGAAATTGATTCATTCTATCAGGGTGAAGTTGCGCGTATTCTTCACGCTTGCTTTGATTATCTGCCTCGCTTCGATACTATCTACCAAGGTGATTTTATTGGGTTTGGTGGTGATTGTGAGTATACTCCCAACACGATCACTTACAAGTTTCCTGAGGTAGTTTCTCAGCAAATTATCATTGCACCGCACACTTGCTATTATGCTGAGAGTGATCTTCGTGACGCTCAAGCATTCCCCGATCGTAGCATCTGGAATGATACTGAGACGGTGAAGTTCGTGCAACCTCAAGCATACATTCAGCACGGTCAAACGTCCTTCGCTGATGTAGAGGAAGTCTGCAAGTTTGCCCGTCAAATGGCAACTGTTGTGACCTTTGCAACTGATAAGGAAGCAGCAAAGATTAAGCAGCAACTGAATGCTTGCATCCGTGAGAATCGTCCTGTTGTGAATAGTGAATTCGACTGCGATCCTAACCTGCTGGGATTGTGGGCACTGGTGAAATCGATCAAGGCAGATTGTCTCTATCTGTGCCGCAATGATGGTCCTGCCGCTTACATCGGGCAGGAGAGAATCGACTCTGAAGGTTACGTACTCACCAATGAGTTTGGTATGTTTAAGTTGGTGAATCGTGAGGTCTTTTCCTATCACAATTTCAACGCTGGGCGCTTTCAGTGTGCCAGTTCGTAAGGTGGCACAGACCCCCTTGTGGGGTCCGCCTGATGCCTTATAGTAGTTTCAACGGGGGGCAAAACCTCCGACACAACAATCAATTCCCATGACCGTAGCATCTCCTCTTCCTACCACTCAACAGCAAGCAGATGTGCTGAAAAAGATTCTTCCTGGTGCAATCAAGCGCACGGCCGATAAACTTGATAATGCATTGCTCATTCTTACTGAGGGAGAAGATAGTAACTTGGATGATTTCTTTGGCATTGGTGGCAATACTACTGTAGATAAAACTAAGTTTCTTGCCCATATCTTCAATCCTTCGCTTGCCAGTCAAGCAAAGGATATGGGTCTTGATTATATTAAAGAGGAGGCAGTTGGTTACGATGCCAAGTGCCTGAATGATGAGATTGAGAATAAACTTTCTTTGGGCAAAGATCCCGCTCAGTTTGCTACTGGAAACAACCATTCTAAGTCTAAGGTTGATAAGATTTTCTGTGTGAAACTTGAGCAGGTTGGCAATATCTTCCCCAGTGGATTTGCTTGCATTGTCGATCTGAGCAAGGCACAACATCCTGACACTGGGTTTAATGATACTGTCACCAAGACTGGTAAGAACAATAATGGATTTGCTTCTCTGAAAGTACATGTTTCGGATGCTGATTGCATCACTGTGATTCACGGCGAAATTCGTACTCATGTTAAGGGGCGCCCCAATTCTCCTACTGATTATGTGCAGATTGATTATGCCGATTTCTGATAGGATGTGACAATCCACCAGGTGGCACACCCTGCCCCCTGAGACCCCACCCGACCCCTTACACTTAACAAGTCAACCGCAAACGACCCATGCGCTACAACCCCGCCACCGACCGCGCTCTCTATACCATCGATGAGATTGCCGCCCAGTGCAAGGCAGCGATTCTGAAGGCAGAGCGCCAGCACGTTGAGCAGGTCGCTGACCGCATCTATGATGAGGTGCTGAGCTTTGCCCGTTGGGAGAACGACGTTTTGGTTGCCGCCTGACCTGCTACAATACTCTCACCCATCCGAGTCACGATGTCCCGCCAGCAACGCCACACTCACAGTCTCCGTTGCAACAGTCACCAGATCCGCGCGGTGCTCATGCATGGACCCCGCTACTCCCCGGTAGAATATGTGCCACTCGTGAAGGTGACCCACGGCAACGCTGACCCTGACCGCTGACCCTGTAGAATTCTCTCACAACCGCAACCGACCCATGAGAATCGAAGTCCGTTACCAGACCCCCTACAACCACACCGAATGGCGTTCGCAGTGGTTTCCCACCCTGCAGGAGGCAGAGCGTATGGTAGACTTCTACCGCTCCTGTGGGTCGCCTGCTCACGTTGCCCCCAGCAGTCTGGCACAATTCGCCCGCTGACCTGCTACAATACTCTCACCCCACACCCCCCGACATCATGACCGCTGACCTTGCCATCTCCCTGCTCCGCCGTGGCGCCAACGGCACCCAGATCCTGGAGATTCTGGAGACCCTGACCGCTGAGGTCGAACAGGAGAACATCGCAGACTTTCTTGCCCATGCTGCCACGCTGCAGGAAATCCAGTTCTGAAATCGCACACCCCCTGCCTGCTGACGCGGGTGGGGGGTCTTACAATATCAAAGCAACCGACAGACGACCGATGCGCTTCCCCCTTGCCATGTGCTCTGACCTGGAGACCCGCCAAATCAAATGGATCTCCCGCGCTGACCAGTTGAAGAACGGTTCCCGCCCTTCCCCCTACATTCACTGGGGAGTGCCCGCCGCCACCATCGCTGCCCAGTATGCTGAGGCACACCGTAACGACGTTCGTCAGGCGCAGTGGGGGTGACCCCGATCTGCTACAATACTCTCAACCGCAACCAACCCCCATGCTTCGCCCCAACGCCCGCCAGACCAAAGGACAAATCGCCAAAGGTGATGGCGCACTGAAAGGCACGTGCCCCGTGAATGGCAGTGCTGGTTCGGGTCGTGCCTTCACCATTACCCCCGTCGTTGGGTTGGGGCGTCAATGGGTCGGTGACAAGGACGCCAACGCCCGCCGCTTTGCAGAGCAGGCACGTGCTGACCGTATCGCTGCTGCCCGTGACCGCCTGCTGAATCGGGTGGGTCATTCGCCGCTCGCTGCCCGCTTCTGAGTCATTCGTGCGTCGGCAGTCATTCGTGCGTGTTTGGCAGGGGTCCGGGATTTATGCCCGCCCCGCCGGGCGGCGTGTTATAATATTATAAAGGTTAAACCCCCCGTATATAAAATCGATGGGTCCCTGTAACCTACAAAGTGTTACGGAAGCAAGCTAATTATTACATTGAAGATTAAAAATTTTTTTGCCATATATAAAAACGAAAAAGGTTGTTTGTTTTACACATATGAAAAAAAATTCCGGGGAAATTTTTGAGACCATAGAGGTTGATCCAGTTAGCGGTGATTATTACATCAAAATTCCAGGTGAGATTATGAATGAACTTTCTTGGTATGAAGATACTGAGATTTCTTTTACTTTAGATGGTAATGATATTATTCTATCTGAAAGAAAGGAAGATTGACATTGAATACATAATGTTGTATGATACTGAAGTAACTACTTTCTATTATGGCTAAAGGATTTACGGTAAAAGCAAAATCGCCCGTCACTCAAACAGTAACAGAGGAATGGGATTATAATCTCGCGCGAGAAATGGTAAGAGGGAAATCCATTGTCTTTTGTCTTCCTGGGCGGGGTGTTTCATATACCTATCTGAAAAACTTTGTGCAACTCTGTTTTGATTTGGTGCAGAGCGGGGCAAGCATTCAAATCTCACAGGACTACTCTTCAATGGTCAACTTTGCCCGTTGCAAGTGTCTTGGTGCAAACGTATTACGTGGACCAGATCAGGTACCATGGGATGGTAAACTGAATTATGATTGGCAGTTGTGGATTGATTCTGACATTGTATTCAACACTGAAAAATTCTGGCAACTGGTGCTAATGGACAAAGATATTGCTTCTGGTTGGTATGCAACAGAAGATGGTCACACAACTTCGGTTGCTCATTGGATGGAAGAAGATGACTTTAGAAACAATGGTGGTGTGATGAATCATGAAACCGTTGAAAGCATCTCAAAGCGTCGTAAACCATTCACTGTGGATTATGCAGGTTTTGGTTGGTTGCTGATTAAGCACGGTGTCTTTGAGCACTCTGAAATGAAGTATCCTTGGTTCGCACCAAAGATGCAGGTTTTCGAATCAGGAGAAGTGCAGGATATGTGCGGTGAGGACGTATCTTTCTGTCTGGATGCAAAGGAGGCAGGATTTGAAATCTGGTGCGATCCACGCATTCGTGTTGGGCATGAAAAAACAAGAATCATCTGAGAAAATGGCAGAGGAAACGTATAACATCATCTGCAAGGGAAGAAAGATTTATTCCTCACTCACTGAAGAAGAATATTTCAATGTAATGGAGGATCTGTCGATTGAATATTATCAGACAGGTTCTCCACGCCCTGAAGATATTGAAACAGAAATTATTGGAGAATTAGATTAATGGCAATTAAAAAATCACTCAGCGGCAATAAAATCATCGAGTCTCATCCAAAGAATACTCGGCAAGGATGTGGGTCTAATACCAAGTATGCAGCGTCTTCTCGCAATAAAGCTCGTAAAAAATACAGAGGGCAAGGGAAAGGATAATCAACCAAGATGTATCATTTAGATGGAAATGATGAATGGAATACTATAAATTCATCAGATCTTTGGGTATACAATAAATTATTTTTAAGTCGGATGTTGGGGTATACATGTGGTCCTGTTGGGACTACAGTTCCCAAACCCGACTTTTATATTGTTCGACCTTCTTTTAATTTACTTGGAATGGGGCGTTTTGCTCGTAAAGAATGGATTGAAAAACACACCGATAATATTCATCCTGCAGAATTTTGGTGTGAAATTTTTGAAGGCGAGCACATTAGTGTTGATTTTTATCATAAAAAAGCAGAATTAGTCGTAATTGGAACTCGGGATGATCATGAACCTCTTTATAAGTGGAAAAAGTGGCAAAAAATAGATAAAGATATTTCTTTTCCGGATATTTTAAACAATTTAGTAGGCAATTACGAATGGATTAATTGTGAATTTATCGGGGAAAATCTAATAGAAGTTCATTTTCGTAGAAATCCTGATTTTCGTTATGGAAATTCTGTTGCGATTCCCGTTTGGGATGATAAAAAAATCAAAAATATGAAATTCATTGAAGACAATGACTATCATCGTAAAGGTTTTTATATAAAATAAATAAATTTTTACCGCAAAATGAATTGAAACAGTTTTCGATGGGCAGACACCTACTTTTAGAGGTGTATGATGTAAAATTTGATATCATTAATGATGTAACTTCTCTCCAAGAAGCAATGGTGAAAGGTATAAAACGTGCCAATATGACGATTTTAAATATTTTTTCACATTGTTTCATTCCACAGGGATGCACAGTGGTCATTGCCCTTGCGGAAAGTCATGTTTCCTGCCATACTTGGCCAGAGGAAGGTTGTATTGCGGTAGATGTTTATACTTGTGGGGAAGGAAATCCTAAATTAATCGCTCTAGAAATGTTAAAATACCTCAATTCTGACAATTATTTTCTACGTGAAGTCGATCGTTAAATAGAAATAAGGAGATAGCAACCTCCTTTATAAAAGTTCTGTTTTATTTTTAAAACAGGAGCTAAAATGTCAAATTTACCAGTCGATCGTGATTCAAATTATATGAGAGAAATGTGGGGCACTACCCGCCTGATTACAGATTATGATACCGTATCACCAAAAAGAGTCATTCAAGAGGTTATGCACGATTTAGCACCCAAGCATGACTTAAAAAAACAACAAGAATTGCATGAAAAAATTCGCAATGATGAAGATTATGATGATTGGGAATATGGCACTGAACCTGGATATGGTTCTTCCTGGAAATAAACATAAATAATCCAAGAAATTTCATATCCAATGGCAGTCACACGAATATCTAGATCATTTAAGGATATTAGTCTGTCTTTTGATCCACATCCAGTGACAAAAGACCTGCCAATTTTGAAAAATCAAAATGCGATTACTCGCTCTATTCGCAACCTTGTAGAAACAATTCCAAACGAAAGATTTTTTAATCCAAATTTGGGATCTGATGTTCGTTCTAGCTTGTTTGATTTTGTTGATTTTGCAACAGCATCTGTAATTAGAGAGCAAATTATCAATACAATTTCCAATTATGAGCCTAGAGTTGATAATGTGGATATTGAAGTCAATCCAAGTCCAGATACAAATGAATTTGAAGTGACTGTAATTTTTGATATTATTGGGCAAGAAGTACCAACACAACAGTTTTCATTCATATTAGAGGCAACAAGATAAAATGCCTTTTACTCAATTTACAAATCTAGATTTCGATCAGATAAAAACTTCAATCAAAGATTATCTCCGTGCTAACTCTACATTTACGGACTTTGATTTTGAAGGATCTAATTTTTCTGTTTTAATTGATACGTTAGCGTATAATACCTACATTACGGCATTTAACTCTAACATGATTGTCAACGAATCCTTTTTGGATTCTGCAACTGTAAGAGAAAATGTCGTTTCTTTGTCTAGGAATATTGGATACGTTCCTTATTCAAGAAATGCTGCGAGTGCAATCGTTTCATTTAGTATTACCGTAGAACCAGACCAACTGTTGCAGGATGGAACTCCTGTCTATACCCCATCAATCACCCTTCAAGCAGGTCTTGTATGCACGGGTCTTGTGAGAGGGTCTTCATATGTATTTTCGATTCCAGAAAGCGTTACAGTGCCCGTGGTGAATGGTGTAGCATCTTTTGACAACATCACAATTCGAGAAGGAACATTCTTAACAAAGAAATTTACTGTAAACGCATCATTAGACCAAAAATTTGTATTAGATAATTCTTATATTGATACATCGACAATCAGAGTTTATGTAAAAGGTGTAAGTGATAGTGGTCTTGGATCTTTATATTCTTTGGTTGATAATATTTTTGATGTAAACTCAAACTCAGAAATCTTTCTAATTCAAGAAGTCCAAGATGAAAAATATCAACTTCTGTTTGGAGATGGTATTTTTGGTAAAAAACTTGAAAACGCTTCAGTTATTACTGCAAATTATATTGTAACCAGCGGTAAAGATGGAAATGGTGCTGACACATTTGCATTTGCAGGATCTTTTAAAGATGCCGATGACCAAAACGTAATTGTAACAAACACAATTACGGTTACTACAAATCAAAGTGCTCAGAATGGATCTGATATCGAAACCATTGATTCAATTCGCTACTTTGCTCCACGATTGTATTCATCGCAATACAGAGCAGTCACTGCAAGTGATTATGAATCGATTATTAAATCTAAAATTTATAGAAATGCAGAATCAGTTTCTGTCATTGGAGGAGAAGAATTAGACCCTCCAGAGTATGGTTCAGTTTCGATTAGTATTAAACCAAAAAATGGTACTTTTGTTTCAGATTTCGATAAAGAGCAAATTCTCTCCAAGCTAACACAATATAGTGTTTCTGGTATACGCCCCAAAATTATAGATCTTAAGATACTGTATGTTGAAGTTGAATCTTATGTTTATTACAATTATAATCAGATTGGAAGTGTTTCTGATTTAAAAACAAGAGTAACCAATTCTCTTAACAAATATTCTCAATCTGTTGATTTGAATAAGTTTGGGGGTAGATTTAAATATAGTAAGTTACTTCAGGTAATTGATAACACAGATACTGCAATTACTTCAAACATCACTAGAGTAAGAATTAGAAGGGATTTAAAAGCACTCATAGACCGTCCAGCACAATATGAAATATGTTTTGGTAATCAATTTCATGTTAACGAAACGGTCAATAAAATTGGATACAATATCAAATCAACAGGATTCAATATCAAAGACGAACCGGACACAGTATATTTGACAGATACCCCAAATTCGGATGGAATTACAGGAGTAATTTCGATAGTAAAACCGATTGAGTCCTCTACTGTAGGAGTTGCCACTACAACGTCTTTATCCCCATTTATTGTAGTTCAATCTGCCGGTGTTGTAAATTACAAAAACGGAGAAATAACTCTCAATACAGTTACAATTACAAATACTGATTTATCAAATGATTTAATACGAATTCAAGCATATCCCGAATCAAATGATGTAATTGGTCTTAAAGACCTTTATATATCATTTGATTTTTCGGAAAGTGAAATAAATATGGTAAAAGATACAATTGCATCTGGAGAAGATATATCCGGTGTTGTTTTTACAAAAAATTCTTATCGTTCAAGCTATTCAAACGGGAAATTAATGAGGTCATAATATGATACAGACGGGTTTTGAATCTAGGGTAAAAATACAGCAAATAATCGACAGTCAACTTCCAGAATTTATCTTAGACGAAAGTCCAAAGGCTGCAGAGTTTTTAAAGCAGTATTATATTTCTCAAGAGTATCAAGGTGGTCCAGTAGATATTGCTGAGAATCTAGACCAGTATATTAATATCGATAATCTCATTCCAGAGGTAGTTTCAGGATACACGACTCTTGTAGGAGATATAAGCGCATCATCAACAAGTATTACTGTATCAAATACTAAAGGGTTTCCTCAAAAGTATGGATTGTTAAAAATTAATGATGAAATCATTACATACACGGATTTATCTGAAAATACTTTTACTGGTTGTGTAAGAGGATTTAGTGGAGTTACAAACTACCATAAAGATTTAAAATATGGGGAATTGGTTTTTAGTGAATCCTCTGCAAGTTCTCACACTTCTGGGACTTCTGTAGAAAATTTAAGTTCTTTATTTTTACAAGAATTTTATAAAAAAATAAAGTTTAGTTTAACTCCTGGATTAGAAGGTCTTAGTTTTACAGAAAACTTAAATGTTGGAAATTTTATAAAAGAAGCGAGAACTTTATATGAATCTAAGGGAACTGCAGAATCCTTTAGAATTTTATTTAATGTTTTGTATGGAGAAACTCCAAGTGTAATTGATTTAGAGCAGTTTTTAATCAAACCTTCTGATGCTGGATATATTAGAAGAGATGTTGCAATCATAAGCAATATTTCAGGAAATCCGACTAAGTTGGTTGGGCAGACAATTTATAAGTCAACAGATGAAACAGGAACTAGTGCTGCAGTATCTGAAGTAGAAACTATTACTCGAAATGGAATAACATACTATAAACTTAACTTTTTTGTTGGATATGATGACACATATCCTAATGTTACAGGAACGTTTGTAATTACACCAAATACAAAAGTCGTTGAGGAAGTAACGGTTTCTCCATTAGAATCTGGAGAAGCAGTTATCAGTGTTGATTCTACAATTGGATTTAAAGATTCGGGAAGTATTTTTTTCGGGTCTAATGAAATTTTTTATTCTGATAAAAGTGTCAATCAATTTTTGGGTTGTTATGTTAAATCCGAAGATTCTGTAACTATACCAAAAACATCATTTTTAATTTCAAATGAAACTTACTTTGGATATGAAGATGGTGATACCTCTAAAAAAGTAGAATTTAGAATTACTGGAGTATTGTCCAATCTCAATATTGAAAGTGAAGATTATCAATTATTGGATAATGATATTATCTTCCCAAAAAATCTTGGAGAGGTAATAGAACGAGGTGATACAACAAAAGAAATATTTGCAAATTCTTGGATTTATAATACAAGTTCCAGATATCAGATTGATTCCTTCATAGGAAATACCATAACAACAAAATCTAATATTGATGTATCCAGTTTAAAAGTAGGTGATACTGTTGAAATTTTAAGAAGAAACACGGAAATTGTTGTTACCGGATTTGATAACGTAAATATCAATTCAATTTCTGAAAATACTGTTACGATTAATGTAAGCACTTCTTCATTAAATTCTTTAGATGAATATGATGTTAGAAGAATTCTTAATAAAGCATCATCTTCAATAGTTCCAATTGATTTTGGAAATAATAAAATAGTGTCTGATGTACAAAATGTTTATGTTGAAAGACCAGATAATTTATACGTTGCGTCTAATTCTTTGCCATCATATCAGATAGAAGTTGATGTTTTTGGATATAATGTTTTCGAGTTGACTGGATATGATACAAATACAGAAGCATATTCAATAATTGATTTTGATACAGAAATTTCTTTTATAACTGGAGACAGGGTTTTTTACTCTGCAGATGCCCCCATTGATGGATTGGAAGAGGGTAGTTATTTTGTTGAGGTATTGAGTAATAAAAGACAGGTTAAATTATATTTAAGTGGTCCTGTAGTTGGAAGCGACGATTTTGTTTACTTTGGCGCTGGTCAATCATCAACTCCAACCGGAACTCATAAATTCACTCTCTATTCTCAGAAATCAAATAAAATTTCTGGTCAAAAAATACTCAAAAAGTTTAAACTAAATCCAGAATTAGGAAGTAATGAATCTCACAGCACACTTCCTGGAGCTACTGGAATTTTAAAAAATGGAGTTGAGATATACAATTTTAAAACAAATGATAAAATTTATTATGGTCCAATTGAAAATGTAGATGTTTTAAATGGTGGCAGTGAATTTGATGTAATTAATCCCCCTCTCTTAGAATTGTCTTATGGATCCGGATTAATTCAACCAGTAGTAATTGGATCTGTTGAAAAAATATTTGTAGATCCCCAAGATTTTGATATCGATGTTATTGTTTCAATTGCCCTTACGGGTGGAAATGGATCTGGGGCAAGTTTCCAGCCAATCGTTGAAAAATACGTAAGAGAATTAGAATTTGATGCAAGGTCTACATCTATCGGTGGAGGACTGGATGTTACTAATGATAGAATTTCTTTTGCATCGACACACAATTTATCCAATGGTCAACCTATTGTATATGATAGAAACTTTAATTCTGCAATTGGAGTTGGTACCTTTAATGGATCCAATTTAGACCAATCAAAAACTTTAATAACTGGAGCAACATATTACACTAAAGTTGTAAACGATAAAACTATTGAAATATATCAGTCATTCTCAGATTACAGCGTAGGTGTTAACACAGTAGGATTTACCACAATAGGGAATTCAGGAATTCAAAAGTTTAAAACCGAACCAAAAAATAGACTTACTGGAATTTCCGTAATTAACAAGGGATCGGGATATGCAAATAGAACTCTGAGAGTATCGCAAACAGGAATATCCACGTATAATAATACAGTTACTTTTAAAAATCACGGATTTGGTGATGGTGAAATTGTTTCTTATGATTACGAAACGTCTTCTATTTCTGGGCTATCAACATCCAATAATTATATTGTTTTAAAAGTTGACTCAGATACATTTAGACTTTGTAATGCAGGAATAGGTGGCACAGATATTTCAAACTATCAAAGAAAAAAATATGTAAAGTTTGCTTCAACTGGAAGTGGTTATCAGATATTTAAGTATCCAAATATTTCACTATCTGTTGAATACTCTTCTGTTGGATTAGGAAGTACTCAAGTTAGAGGAGTTATCAATGCCATTCCGGTTATTAGAGGAAAAATTTCTGAAGTTTATGTTTACGATAAAGGCAGCGATTATGGAACAACAACATTAAACGTTCATAAAAGACCTCAAGTTATTATTAAGAATGGAAAAAATGCCCAACTCAGACCTACAATTACAAATGGAAGAATAACTGATGTACAAGTATTGTATGGAGGATTAGAATATTATTCTACTCCAGACTTAGTTATCAATGGTAGTGGAGTAGGTGCTATCGTTAGACCGGTAATTTCTGATAATAGAATAACAGATGTAATTGTTGTAAATCCCGGCACAGGATATACAGCAACAAACACCACAATTAAAGTTGTTCCTGCAGGAAAAAATGAGGTGTTAAGAGTAAATGTTAGATCACTTACTCTCAATAATTCCTATAAGTATGGAATTCAAAATGAATTTTATAGAAATCCATCGAGCGAAGTATTGGTTGAAGATGGTGATGGGTTGCAATATGCAGTTCTCGGATATTCACAAAATATAAAAACAAATCTTAATGATAGTGGAGACCTATCTGGACAACATTCTGACATTATTGGTTGGGCATATGATGGAAATCCAATCTATGGATCTTTCGGATATACTGATCCAAATAATATTAACTCTACTATAAAACAACT